CAGTTTTGTACCTGGATTCTCCTAACGACTTGCTATAACTTTATCTGCTAATCCAAAAGCAACAGTTTCTTCAGCATCCATGAAGTTATCACGTTCCATCGCCTCAGTCAATTCATCAAATTTCTTTCCAGCAGTATTATGATTTACATAGATGTTAGTTAATCTTATCTTCATTTTCATAATTTCATCAACGTGAATTTTCATATCAGTTGCTGTTCCGCCAGCACCACCACTTGGTTGATGAATCATTGTTCGACTATTTGGTAATACATATCGTTTTCCTTTAGCACCAGCCTGAGCAAGTAATGAACCCATTGAACATGCTTGTCCCATCACTGTAGTTGCTACTGGAGAAGTGATAAACTGCATAGTATCGTATATCGCCATGCCCGATGTTACTGCTCCGCCCGGAGAATTGATATAAAAATGAATATCTTTGTCTGGATTCTCTGCTTCTAAGAATAATAATTGGGCACAGATTAAATCTGCCTGATAGTCATTGATATCATTCGTCAAAAATATCACTCTTTCTTTTAATAAACGAGAGAAAATGTCGTAACTGCGTTCTCCGTTTGCTGATTGGTCAACGACCATTGGTACTAATGTTGGCATAAAATATTCCTTATTGATGTAATTCTAGTATTATTTATATACTATAATAACATTATTGTTCCAGTTTGTCAATTAAATACGAATATTAAGTGGAGATAAATACATTTGTAAATAAACTACAGAGAAAATAAAGTTATGGCAATCTTCACAGGTTTTAGTACAAAAAACAAAAATGCAATAAATCATCAGTTAACTGACAAAGATTTAGTGATTGAAGACCTTATGAATCATATTATGACCAGAAAAGGTGAACGAGTAATGTTACCTACATATGGGTCAATTATTCATGATATGATATTTGAGCCACTAACTGAAGAAACAACTGAGTTGATTGAAGAAGATTTAACAGATATTATAAATGATGATCCGAGATGTAATTTCGTAAGTATTGAAATAACAGACTCAGACCATACAATAAATGCTATGTTGAGACTTGAAATACTGCCAACAAATGAGCCAGTAGAGTTGAGTATAGACTTAGATAGAGAATAATAGAGGGAATAACATGAGCCAAGAACGTACAGACAAATTATTCGCAAGTGAGAGTTGGACAGCAGTATATACTGCATTTACTAATGTTAGTCTTAAAGCATATGACTTTGATACAATTAGAGAGGCCTTACTAGCATACACAGTTCAAACTTATCCTGATAAATTTAATGACTTTATCGCAAGTTCAGAATTTATCGCAATTTTAGATTTAGTTTCATATCTAGGACATAGTTTATCATATCGTTTAGATATGAATACAAGAGAGAACTTTATGGATACTGCTGAACGTAGAGCAAGTATTCTACAGATGGCTAAAACTCTAGGATATAATAAGACACGTCCAATCAACGCAAAAGGCTTTATGAAGATTACTAGTTTGTCAACTGACGAAAACGTGTATGACAATTTAGGTGTTTCTCTTGCAGGCAAGACAGTCAATTGGAACGATAGTAATGATATAGATTGGTATGAGAACTTTATCAGTGTTTTAAATTCTGCTTTTTCTAGCACCACTAAAATTCAGAATCCTACATCTACATTAACAGTTGCAGATGTTGAACATTCGTTATATGAAATAAATGAAACATTAGAAACAAAAAATGTGAACTACTCATTTTCTGCAAACGTTGATGGAAAAAGTAGAAACTTTGAAGCAGTTCGTGTATTACTAGATACAGTTAATACAAGAATAGAAGAAGACGAGCCAAAACTGGATAATAACTTTACGATTATTAATAGAAATGATAATCTGGGTTCTGGTAGTGATAGAACTGGATTCTTTGTCTATGCAGTTGCGGGCACATTAGGATTTGAAGACTTCACTTATAATACCCAACTTTCAAACAGAATAGAATTAATAAATGAAAATAATATATCTAATTCAGATGTGTGGATTCAGAAAATAGATTCAAATAGAAATTACGTATCAAGTGTAACAAAAGTAGACAACGATACTAGAGAAACAGCAATCTACAATAGTTTACGAACTGGTACTGGAGATATCGTAAGTATAAATTCTGCCGACAACAACGCAATTACACTACATTATCCAGATGGTGTGTTTGGTAATGCGGCATATGGCAATTACAGAACATGGTATAGAATAGCCGATAATGATAATTTTTCTATAAATGCCAATGATATTACTAATACAACTATAACAATTCCTTATACAGGCAGTGACAGCAGAACATATAGATTGTCATTGACAATCTCAAGTACAAAAGATTTCAGTGAAAACTTCTCAGGTGAAACATACACAAGTGTACGTAGAATTGCACCAAGAAGTTATTACTCACAAGACAGAATGGTCAATGCACAAGATTATAATATATATCCGCTTACTCTTGGAAATAATGTTGTTAATAAAGTTAAAGCAGTAAACACTTCTTTCGCTGGTAACTCACGTTTCTATGAGATGGATGATGTTCTAGGACATCACTCTAACTTGAATATAACGGGCTCAGATGGTAGTGTGTTTGTTGAAGACGAAGAAATAAAAATTTCACTGAGTTATAATAAAACTAAAGGAAACAGTGACAACTTTATACGAAACGAAATATCAAATGCAGTAAAACATCCAAGTCTTTTAAATCAATTTCTTCATACGTATAGAAGTGATTCTAGTGTAGTCATTGCACAATCAGGAATAGCCTACACAGTTGAAACATTAGATGGAATGAAAATTACAACATCTTCAGCATCATCAGATGGTATTTTTGTAGGAGACACGATTGAATTATTGACTACAACTGGAACGACTATTTGGGCAGATGTCAAAGCAGTATCATCAACAACACTTACATTAAATAAGTACATTCCAGAAGCAGGAGACCTAAAAACAATAGTAAGAGGACTTAGAACTAAATTTACAGATGCTGAAAAATTAGCAATTAAAAATAAAGTTGATCCAAACGCACAAACGTTTACATTAAAATATGCGATAGATACTGGAACTACTTGGACTTGGCAAATACACACAGGCGCAACACCAACAGAAGTTCATGTTGTATTCACTTATAATTCTGGTATTAGAGAAACTGATGCCGAATATACTGCCACCTTTACTGGTAAAAAAGTAGCATTTGAAAGTAGAGAGCAAGTTAAGTTTTTCTATGGCAACACTACTAATGTAATCGATAACGAAACGAATTTATCTCAACGAGATTCAATATATCTTAATTATCTATCAACGGGTTCCACGTCTTCGGGTAGTGGAATTTCGGTAACGGACGAAACAGTTAATATAGGTCAAGTTCCAGTGTCTTCAGTATTAACTGATGGTGGCACAGGAGCAACATTTGATGCTATATTCCAATATAGTGGCGCACCAGAAACTTATGAATTTACTGAGAGTAATGCAGTTACTGGAACGACCTATGCTCATTATCTAGTATCACCAGATGGTATAGAAATTCCACTGGCTGCTAGTAATATTTTATCACCTGCATCTCCTAATAACATTATAGGAATAACTCCAACTTGGACTCTTGGACTAGGAATAACTGATTTAGCAGACATACAAAATTTATCAACATCTGTACAACAAGATGTTCCTACAACTGCATCAACTGATACTAACTTATCTCTTTTGGCAGTTGGATTTGATGATGGATATACTGGTAATGTTGGTACTTCACAAGACGCAAATACAATCAAATCAACCCAGAATATAACAGATTTAGGCTTTAAAGGAAAAGTATCATTATCTTATTTTGACACAGCCGCTACTACTAGTAATTTTGTTTGGCGTGATGAATCTGATAACTTTGAATCAAATGATTTCAGTACAGTATATGATTCTGTTGGAGATAATTATACTTTTACTATATCTACTACAGACTCAGCAACTATTAACGAACTCGATAATGATATTTTCTTCAAACAATATGCTTACGGAGAATTTACATTTACTAATTCAACTGGTACTGATCCCCTCACTACTAGTAACATAGTACTTAGAGATAGCAACGGTATAATACTTGATAACGCACATATAACTGTTACTGTTACTACGGGCACTACGTACAAGATTGTTTTTTGGACATATAATCCAGGTGTTGGGGAACTTATTGACGTATTTCTTGGTGATGCACCAACATTAACAGACCTTGCAAATTTCTCAGTGAGAGTTAAAGCAACATTTGATATTTCTAACAGCACTCTTTCTACAACTACCACGTACAAAGCACTGGCATCATACATATATGATGACTACATAACAACTGCGGGATATATAGATAATACAAAAGTTAAATTATTGACTTCAGATACGAATGATAATCCATTTGCTTTACTTGATGTTACAACTGGTGAAAGTATCGTAATGGAACAATATATAGATAATAATATAACATATGAAAGAGCATCGAAAACTGTTGTTGCGGCTTCAAATGCAATTTTAGTACCAACAACTGCTACAATATATTATAACACAACTGACACGACTTGGTATATTCGGGGTGCAGGTGCTTGGAGTGTACTTACTAATTATACAGACCAAACTGTGGGCACTAATGTTCAAATCAGTTATAACAGTATACAATACAGAGTATTAGAAGGAGTAACTTTTGTTGAAGATCCTTTTACGAGTTTTAGATGGGAACATTATGCTGATTTAGATAAGAGAATAGATCCTAGTACAAGCAACATTGTTGATATATATGTATTGAGTTCAGATTATGTTAGAAAAGTAAACGAGTGGGTAGCAAATAATTTCACAACGACTACTCCAACTCCACCTAATAATTATGAATTATCGAAAATAATGGACATTATAGAGCCAAAGGCAGCGATGGCTGACCACATTTCTTATATTCCAGTTCAATTTAAATATCTATTTGGTTCATATGCTGAATCAGAAAATCAAGCAGTATTTAAAGTTATTAAGAAGTTGGGAGTCGGATATACTGATAGTGAAATTAAAACAGCAGTATCTACAAAAGTAAATGAATATTTTGAAATTGATAATTGGGATTTTGGTGACACATTCTATTTCTCAGAATTAGCGGCATATCTTCATAAAGAACTTGGCGATTATATTTCAAGTATAGTTATTACACCAAAATTAGCATCAAACGAATTTACAAACTTATTGAGCATCTCATCTGCCTTAAACGAAATATTTATGGCAGTGACTACATCGAATGATGTAAAAATAATTACACAATTAGCACAATCTGAATTAGTAGGCGAATAACATGGCAAAGAAGATTTATGACTTTCTTCCAGGGCATCTAAAGAACAACGAGTTAGAAACAGTATTTGAAACTACACTCGACCGTGTGTTCTCTGTTGGTGAAATGGAGAAGACAAAAGCATTTGTTGGTAGAAGAGAAAAAGGAATATACAACAGCAAAGACGCCTATCTTTCATTTCCAGCACAATCATATGCGAGAGACAATTACGGACTAGAACCCACTTTCACAAACACAGACGCAACCAATAATGTATTCTATGATGACTTGCTGAATGCGTTATACAACAAAGGCGCACTTACAAACGACCACAGACGGTTATTTAAAAGTACTTTAGAAACAGTTCAATTACCAATAGACTTAGACAAGTTTGTCAATTACAGTATGTATTACTGGGTATCTCCTAGTTTTGACTCTTCAATAACAGGCTCAACAAACAAACACTACGTTACAATCGATAAAGGAAATGGAGATGTATGGAGTTCCAATAATTCTTGGTATCATTATGATGATATCAGTGCATTGATTACAGATTCTAATTTTACTTTAATATCTCAAGCAACGAGACCTATTATTGAGTTTGATAAGAACCTTGAGTTAAGTAACACATCACCAGCATCTGAAATTGAGTTTCCTACATTCAAGTCATATGACTCTAATGGATATTTCGGCGATATAAAAATATTTCATTATGTGACTGATAGTGGTTATGCAACTGATACTGAATTAGGATTTGCTCCAAAGTTAAAAGCAGGCGACTATCAAAGCGAATATGTATTTAAAATAGATTTGCCAGAAACTTCAACATATAAAATAAGTGCAACTCATAAAAAATTATATGCTACAACAGTATTCGACTATCGAAATCTAAGACAAGAAATCGGTGATAAGATTTCAATCTCTGAGATTGAACTATTACAATCACCTAAGAATTTTAATACAATTGACTTGTATGTAGACGGTCAAAAACAAATAGGAAACTACACATACAGTAGCATTACAGATAAACTCACAATGAACGAAGCAGTCAGTGGCAACATATATGTTGATTATTGTACTGATGCTCCAGTCGTATTTGACGGTCAAACTGTATTCCAACGAATTAATCCAGCAGTTGAATATAATATAGACAACAAATCATATTACAATACAGAGATGACATACTCTCTTGTTTTTGAACATCTTGTTCGAATCATTGAAACTGTATCAGGTTTAACTGGTAGTCCAATTGCTAATAATAATTATAGACAAGTAGGAACAAACACAGACAAACTAAGATATGCAAATCAAGGTAGTATACTTATTAGAAATACAGTCGATATTAAAGAGGCGTACTTTGCACTAACACGAGATGATTACGACCCTATCAAAGCAACAGAATTTCTAACAGGTGCATATAACGGCTACAAAAACAAACTACTAACAACAATTATTTCTATATTAGAATCAAGTGCGAGTACAACTAAAACTGATTTACAAATCTTAGAAGAAGCAATTGGTACAATTTCTCTTGGAAAACATTCAAGTGTAAGTATTTTTAGAGATAGTGTTATGTTGAACTTTGGTGAGAATCATTCTCATTATGAAGAAGTTAATGGTACAGTTGTTGATGGTGCAACAGAACAACCAATACCATCATTTAGCGATACAATATTAGATGATAGAAATATAGTTGTTATTCTAAACGATACTGTTAAACGATTACTTATAGATTACACATTGTCTTCTGGCGCAACAGAGATATATTTTTCAAAGCCCTTGACATCAAGTGATACATTAACTGTTAGACATTATAATAATATAAAAGAAACTTATGTACCACCTAGTGCAACAAAATTAAAGATTGCACCAGTAAATATGCCTGAAATTATTGTAGATACAGAATATAGTCCTTCTGTGTCATTTATTAAAGGACACGATGGGTCATTGATTCCTGCCTACGGAACAAGAATTGATGACATACTTCTTACATTCGAAACTTTAGTATTTAATAATTTAGATAATATACATGACTCTGACAGTGATGATATTAATAGTATGGATTATGGATTATATAGCACGGCGAGTGTTGATTATTCGAATGTTGAAAAGAAATATATCATGTATCCTTTCTTTAAGAAATGGATGATGAGAAATAACATAGACAGTTTAGATAATGATTCGTACGATGTAACAGATTATAAAACTTGGAACTACCGAGCAAAGAATGAAGACTCTGCAGGTCATTGGAGAGGACAACTAATACATGCATATGGCACAGACAGACCATTAGAAGAACCTTGGAAAACAATAAAACAAGCACAAGAACCAACAGGCTTTAGAACAACATATGGTTCAGATTTCACCACAATTGCATTTTGGTCATCATTGATAACTGCAAATTCTTTAACATGTCCAGTTCCAGTTGATAGTTCAGGAAATTTGAAAGAACCCAACGACTTGTTCTTTGGTAGTGCAATAACATCAGATGATATAGCATTAATGGACCAAGCATGGGAATTTGGTGATAACTCACCAGTTGAATTAGCATGGACAAGAAGTAGTGAATTTGCTTTTGTTGAATTTATGTTAATGCTATTGACAAGTCCTTTTGAAGTTATATATGATTATAGTACTCAAGTAAGAGATATTATTACTTATTCTAATAAAAATGAAGGTATTGATACTAGTGTAGTCGTTACTGATAAGAGCAACTATTCATTTAAGTTAGGTTCAAAATTAGGTGGATTTGTTAACAACTTTAAATTACAAACAGAAAACAATTCATTATCAAATAGTAAATTTACTGAACTACCAACTGATAACTTTGACTTAGTTGTTCACGCTGGCGTACCAAATAGAAGTGAATTCTTCAGTGCGATTGTACTAGAAAAAGTATCATTAGATAAGGCACATCCAGTATATGCTCTTGCCGATGTAGCAAACTACACGAAAGGTTTGATTGTTTTAAACGCAAATGACAAGAAATACTATAAAAGAAAAATAGACGGTACTACTACAAACGAAGACAACACAACTATTACTTTTGATTATAGTGCATGGACACTTATATCACAACCAAAAACTGAAAAGTTCGGTTTCAAAGTACATGGATATGATGAAATTAATCCTACATTCTATGCAATGGGTTGGGACAAAGCGAGTGGTGTGAAAACATTTTCTACTGCAGGAGACAAACTTACGTTACAACAATGGCAGCCCGGAGAATATTACAGATTAGATTCGTATATACTATGGAATGATACGCCTTATGTTTGTCTTACAAATCACACAGCAACTTCATTGTTTGATGATAACAGTAAAGATTGGAAAGCAGTAACAGAATGGCCAACAACAAACAAAACAGAAGCAAAAGGCTATAAAAAATTAGTAGACGATACTGTAAAGAATTATAACTATGGAGATATTTTAGAATCAGTAGATGATGTTGCTCATTTAATAATGGGTTATGAACATTATCTCGGATTAGTAGGATGGGAATTCACAGATACAGGCGAATTTGGTGATGTTATAAATTGGGAAAACTTATTAAATAAATTTTTAGAATGGCAAACAGAACAACATGATATTGGAGACTTTATCACTCTCACTCCATTACTAACTGGTGGTAGTTTCGATGCGACTTATGGTGTTGCAAGTGTAGCCAGTGAAACTTTTAAAAATTACTATAGAGTAGTAGACGCCGCTGGAAGACTTATTCCAAATACTGAAATCAATTTTCACACTGATGGTTCGAAATTAACATTCACAAGCACTGTTCCTGTTTATGGAATGAAAATGGATATAAGAGATATCGAACATGCATTTGTCGTTGACAACACTGACAGTTATGGAGATATTATATACGATTCACATTCTCATACTAGAAATCTTAGAATGCAAATTGATTGTAATCGAACAATTGATTGGGACGGAACTATGTCTGTTGATGGTTATCTTGTAAATGATAATCAATTAATACCAAACTTTGATACAATGATTGAAGATACTCGTCATTATCGAAACACTCTAGTTGACCAAGGACTATCAGTTATTAACAAGTTGAAGTCAAATCATTATGGATATACAACAAGAGTATATCTATCAAATCATGGAGTTGAAAGAGAATCACAATTAGAATTTTATAAAGGATTTTTATCTCACAAAGGAACAGACTCTAGTGTTGATAAGATTATTAATAACAACGGAAACTTTAAGAATATTACACATGATGATATATGGGCATTTAAATTAAGTGCTTATGGACAACAACCAAATGACCTCAAGATGATAAAAGATATAACGGTCAATGATATGATTACTGATCCATTCTTAATAGAATACGATATTCCACCACTTCCACTTCTTTATGATTCTACAAAAAATGACACAGCAATAAAGACAACAGGATATGTCGATGCCTCGGATGTAAACTACATCACTAGTACTCATAGTTCACTAACAGATTTAACAGGCTCATCATTATATGAAGGAGACACTGCTTGGGTACAATTTGATACAGACCGAGATTGGGACGTAGTAAGACTGAGTGAAGTAGCAGAAATAAGTTATGTTGGTGAAACTTCAGATAATCAACTCTACATTGGAGTGCTTACTGAGATAGATTCTGCTTATGATGATAAAGCAATTTATATAAAGATTTCAAGTGATGACATAGATCCTACTATAGATGGATATTATTTGCTTATATCAAATGGAACAAAAATCGTAGATGGAGTTACTATTTACGAATATCTAGTATTTGAAGAAGATTTTGAACCAGTAATTGTTGAGATAGATTCAACAACTACTAACAGCATCTTTGTTCCAACTAATGCAGATTCGGGTGTAGAAGCAATTGGTACAGTGAGCAATCCTATAATTGTTAGTGGTGAATCAGTGGTTATTGATGGTACTAGTTTTTCTTATACACCATCTGTCGTTTCAACATCTGGCATCACAATACTTGGCTCAGTAGCAAATCCAGTAGTATCTCCAGGAGAACAAGCAAGTTTTGTTATTTACAATGACGATGGATTAGTTGAGAATGGAACAAACACCACAGTCACGTTCTCTGGCACTGTTGCTACAACAACAGGTGCATTTAGTTCAACAGTGGGAGACCAAGTAACAATTGATGGTACAACATTAACTGTAGATTATAGTGCAACTAATAGTATATCATTGACTTCTACTGCTACAAAAAGTTCAACATTAACTACAGGAAATACTGTTATCATTGATGGAGTAACAAAGACAGTAGCAGATTTAACTGTTACTGGTAGTGTTACTTCTCCAGTTATGACTGCAACAAAGCCAATACAGATTAATGATGAAGTTATAGAACTTCAAAATGGAGATGACTTAGCGGCAATCATTATAGCAATCAATTTGGGCTCTACTACAGTCGTTGCTTCAAACTCTGGTTCAGATGAATTAGTACTAACAACTTCATCACCTGAGTTAGAGATGTCAAGTACTGCATTACAAGATTTAGGTCTTTCTGGTGGTACATTATATTATGATTCGAAACTAGACAACTTAGCAAACGATATTAATACAATAACTGATATTACATGTATTGTTACTGCTAATAATTTCATGACAATAGCAAGTTCTGAAACTCAAATGATTATATCAGGAACAGCATTAACTGAATTAGGTATCACAGCAGGCACGTATTTGACTAATTCTGATCCAACATCAGCAAGTGTTGTTGAACAAATAAATGCATTGAATATTCTAGGAGTGACTGCTGAAGTTATAACGGGTACAATTAAACTAACGAGTTCAAATCATAATTTAGATATAGTTGAGATAACTTCTGGTGCTATGAGTAGATTAGGATTTGCTACGACTACAATAACAATTGATGCTACAGACACAATAGTATCTGACTTAAATGCTCAAGTATTTCAAACATCAACAACTATAGCAACGAAATCTGACAGACAGGTATTAATAACAAGTTCAGAAAGTAGTATAGTTACTAGTAACATCGTAGGTAATTCTCTTTCTGATATGGGAATAACTTCAGGCACATATTCTAACACCTCGGTGTTAAGTTCTAGTGCTGTAGAGTTTGCCGCCCAAATCACTAGTGCATCTTCAATAGTTGTTGGAGTGTCAAGTGATGGTAG